GTAGTCCACCACAGCGATCAGACCCAGCTCCTTGGCGCGTCCGTCGGCCCACAGGCCCCGGGACGAGTAGACGCCGTATGTGCCGTAGTCGCCCTCCGGCGCCACGCTCCAGCCGTACTCGGCGAAGTGGTAGCCGGTGTCGGTCAGCGCCTGGATCAGCTCATCCATCGACGGTCGCCTCCTCCACAGTCAGCTCGATCCGCTGCCGGTCCACGTAGCTCCGGATGATCCGGTAGCGCGTCCCGTGATACTCGCAGATCTTCTCGTTCCCGTACTCCTCCGAGTCCGCCAGCACGAACACCAGCGTCGGGTGCAGGGACTGCTCGTGGGCCCTGTAAAACTCGTTCATGCCCACGGACTTGACCGCGCAGAAGACGTCCCTGCGCGTCAGCGCGGGCGCGTCGAAGACGCCGTGCGCCTTCGGGGTCTCGGCGATCAGCGTCAGCACGTCCTGGCGGGTCATGAAGCAGACCCCCAGTCGGTGTAGCCGGTGGCGGTGGCCAGCTGTGCCTTCTGCTCGTCATAACTTTTCTTCATCCTGTCGTACTCGCCGTCCGGCAGGGAGAAGAACATGATCTTGCAGTAGGTGATCACGGCCCGGGTGATGATGGCGTCCTGCTCGGCAGGCACCACGACCCCGGCAATGCCGAGATCGATCACCGCCGCGCGGATCAGATCCAGCAGCTCCTCGTCGTAGGTCTTGACCGTGAGGCGGAGCGCCGGGCGCACCTTCTCGAGCAGCACATAGATGTCGGCGTCAGTCATCAGACCGCCTCCTCGTCACATAGTCTTGATAGATGGCCGGCGTGAACAGATGTTCCGCCGGATAGTGGGTGTCGAGCCACATCTCGTAGCCCAGGACCGCGGCGCGGATGCAGAACCAGCGGTCCTCGCCCCACAGGGCGTTTTTGATATTCGGGATCGGGTCGAAGCTCACCCCGCCCCGGAGCACGTCGGTCTTGACCAGCGTCAGCGCGCCGGTCATGCCGACCTGATACAGCCCCGGCTCGGTGAACTCCCGCAGGCGTCCGTCGGCGTCGGCCTGATCGTACATCCAGCCGTTGCACCACCAGCCCCCGGCCTTGGACATCGTCCAGAAGATCTCCGAGACGATGTCCTTGTCGGCGTCCAGCAGCACCTGGAGCGTCTCCGGCGCCAGGACGAGATCGGTGTCCACGCTCCACCAGTAGTCGTAGCCGCCGTCCAGCGCCTCCCGGATCGTCCGGTTGCGCAGCAGCGGCATCTTGGCAAGGTTCTCGCTCGTCCAGATGTGGTCGTTGTGGGTCTTTGCGTATAGGTCGCCGGTGTTGATGATCTCGTAGCGCCCACGGATGTCGTCCGCCAGACCGTCGCAGTCGTTGAGCACGTAGAAGCGGTCCAGCTGCACGCCCTCCGGAAGGATCAGCGCGTCGATGGAGTCCTGGTGCGCCTGGAAGATCCCCCGCTCCTGTTTGAGCGGCGCGGTCAGCAGCACCTTAGTCACGGCGCCACCTCCCTGCGTCGTCCGGATAGACGGTGATGTGGGCGATGTGCCCCACCTTGACGGCGGGCTCCGCCCAGATCTTAAATCCCAGCTGCCCCGCCCGCCAGCAGAAGGCCACGTCCTCGCCGTAGCGCTCCATGGGCGCGAAGCAGGTCTTGTAGGTCATCCAGACGCCCCGGAGGATCTCCGTGTAGATGAGCACGCAGGCAAAGCCGCAGCCGGCCACCTGGAAGGTGTTGGACGGATACTCCTCGATCCGGGTGATGTCCTCCAGATCGGAGAACAGGCACGAGCAGAACGGCTCCCGCCGCCCCACCGCGATCCCGGTCACGAAGTCCTCGCCGGAGAATTGCAGATCCTCCAGCAGGTCGTCGGTGAACACCATGTCCGAGTCGAGCCAAAGGACGTAGTCGAAGCCCTCGTTGATCGCCTTGCAGGCGAGGACGTCCCGTGCGATATAGACCAGCGACCCGGTATGGATCGCCAGCTCATAATCGATGCCGTCACGATCCAGACGCTGGACCAGCTTCGTCAAACACTTGACGAACTCGGCGTGCATATAGTCCCCTGCCGGGACGGCGATCAACAGCTTCTTCATGCCTTTGTCCTCTTTTTCGCAGTCTTTTCCGGGGTTTCTGTCCGTTTTTCCACAGCCCGCGCGCTCTCGACGCTGATCAGGAACTGGGCCTCAGCCGGGGAGACCTCGACGATCTCCCCGGCCTTGTGCCAGATACGGGCTGGTCTTGTTAGCTGTACGAGCATTAGCCCGCGGGCTTGGTCAGACGGGCCAGACGGCCGGGCGCGGTGACCGCATGGGCGGCATACTCGCGGCCCACGACCTTGACCAGGTCGTCCTCGGCCAGGCTCAGGTCGTCCCACTTGATGACGACGTCCTCGCCCTCGGGGAAGTTGACCTGGCAGGCGCTCAGATCGCCCACGATGGCGTAGGTGTCGTTGGTGCTGGCGGTGGAATACGCGGGCAGGGCGCTGGAGTAGATCTTGGTCATCCCGGCGAAGGGATCGATGGCGAAGCTGGCGGATGCGTAGGCGCTGATGAAGGAGGCCTCGGTGAGGCGGTTCATCACGACGCACAGATCCCGGGCCTCTTCGCTCAGGTTGGAAGCCGCGGTGGGGATGGCAGTGACGCTGGGCGCCGCGTTGATCTTGGGGATGCCCACGGCGGAGCTGGAGTGGCTGGTGCCGGCGCCGGTGATGTCGGCGACGACCAGGGCCGCCAGCTTCTTGGTGATCTGATGGGTCAGCTCGTCGTAGATGTACCGGACGAAGGCCTCGCCGCCCATGGCGATTGCCTCGTCGGAGATTGTGATCCACTTCTTGATGTTGCGCGGGATCATCTCCACGATGCCCAGGGCCAGATCCTCCTCTGTCAGGCCGGTGGTGCCCTCGGTGTGGACGTAGGCCGGATCGGCGGAGCGCTCGAAGGCGACCTTCAGATTGCCGCGGATGTAGGTGCGGCGGACTCTCGCCAGCAGGGGCTCGGAGTCCCACGCGGTGCGGATGATGCCGTCCACGATCTTGGGGACGGGCACGGTGCCGGAGACCTGCTCGGTCAGCAGGGCGCGGCACTCGCGGTCGTTGCCGGTCTTGAGGTACTCGGCAAAGGCGTCGGTGTAGGCAGCAGAGCTGCGGATCTCTTCGTTGGTCACGGTTTTAACCTCCTCGTGTTTCTGGATGACGGACCCGGCGCCGGCTGCGACGGCGGTGCGGATCTCCTCTTTCTTGGCGGCTGCGGCTTTTCGGGCCTCCAGCTCCTCGTTCAGGGTGCGGACCTCCTCCTGGAGCGCGTCCAGGTCGGCGTCCTCGGTCTCGATGAGCCCGGAGATCTCCAGCTTGCGCGCTTCGATCTCTTCCACGGTCATCGTCTTGATTTCCATTTACGTGCTCTCCTTTCACAGATCCAGCATGATGCGGATCTTCTGTTTCTTGCGCTCCCGTTCCTCGCGCTTCCGGCGCTCCTCCGTCAGCTCGGCGATCACTCCGTCGCCCCAGCCGCGCGCTGAGATCATGGTCGCGTTATTCGCAGGGATGCTCACGGCGCTGACGTCGTACAGCTTCCCGATGCGGGTGATGGTTCTCAGGATCGTGGTTGTGTTGGCCTCCCGATCCTCGGTGATGAGCCGTTCGTCCTCGGCCACGGTGAATCCGAAGCTCATCTTGTCGGTGTAGCCGCCCCGGATCTCCTCGTAGAGCTGGCGTCCGATCTCGGTCCCGCTCAGATCCGCGCGGATCTTCAGACCGTGCTCGTCCACGTTCAGCTCCAGGGTTCCGTTGCTCCGGCGGGCGAAGACGCGGCCCTCGTGGTCGTACTGCATGATGACGTCGCTCATGTCCGCCTCGTTGAAGGCGTCCGGCGCCACCTGCTCCAGGAAGATGTAGCCGCCGTCCCGGAACAGCTCGTAGGGCTCGCCGAAGGTGGTGGCGTAGCCCTCCACGATCATGCCCTCGTCGCTCGCGGCGCGGACCTCGATCTGGGCGACCTTCCGGTACTGGCGCCCCTCGTCAAGTTTCTGCTGCAGGCTCTTCGGAATTTCCACTTTGATCACTCACTTTCTCGTTGGCGTTGTAGTACTCGCCGCGGATGATCCGCTCGTCGCCGCCGTCCACCGGTGGCAGCTGCCAGATCGCCCGGACATCGTTGATGCTCATGATGCCCCGGTCCAGCATCTGGGCCGAGACGTTCAGCTTGTCTGCGTTGGTCATGTACTGCAGGCGGTTGGCCGTTGCCATGACCAGGTTGCCCTCGCTCTGCTCCCGGAAGGTGAAGAACATCCTGGTCATCACCTCGCTGAGCTGGATGGCGAAGGGCTCGATCACGCCCTCGTAGAAGGCCGCCCACTTGTCGCCGTAGGCCTGATTGGTCAGCACTTCCTCGTTGACGCCGAAGTACTCGTACACGCTCTCCCGGACCGCCGCCATGGTGTCGGCGTCCGCCACGAAGGGCTTGTTGTCCAGCTGCTTCACGTCCTTGTACGTGTTCGGCCAGAGGAGCACGCCGCCGCCCTTGGCGTCCTTGGAGAAGTTCTCCTCGGTGAAGCGCTGCCGCTCCCGCGCCAGATCCTCCGGCTTTGCGAAGTTGGTCAGCGTCGCCATGAAGCGGTAGCTGGCCGCGCTCTTCACGCCCTCCTGGATGCCCTGGTTCTGGATGCTGATCAGAT